CAAATGCATACTTAGTTGGTGTTACAAAAACCCATGCATCAGCTTTACTAGTCATCAATGCAGAAGGCTTATCATACATTGCAATCTCTACTACTAAATTACCTGTGTACTTACTCTTAAAATCTTTCTTAACTTCATAACGTTTGTGTATCTCCGGTACGTATATGTCCATCTCTTTACAGAGACCCGGAATAATAATTGCACAGGGATATTTAGTCTTTAATAAATTTAATACCTCTCTCTCTGCATTATGTCCATCTTCTAAATCTTCATCAAACGTGTTCATTCATCAGAAGTCCAATGCTCATCAACAAGACCTGACTTAATAAGTTGACGTTTAGTTCTTGTTATAGCAAACTCAGCCATCTCCTCAATAAAGTAAGGCTGATAATAGGGATGGTCTTTTGTATCATATAAAGTATGACAGGCATGACATCCATAAAATCCAATATCATTACCATGAGAATCTTTAGCTTTAAGTCCAACTCCTGCACCATTTTGATGACAGAAGACTACCTTCTCATTATTGACACCTGAGTCACACACATCACTTCTAAAAGTACATGCTTTGCCTTTAGCGCTCCGGGTAATACTATTTTGTTTCATATTGTACTTCTGTGTTTAACCATAAAATAACATCAGCAACGCTGTAAACAACTTTAACACTACCACCGCCAACATCTTCTATTATTTTTATCATGTTTTTTTGTGCTTTACTTAGATAACCTTTTGGTGTCATTGTTGATGGTTTTTTAACCTCAAGTCCATAATACATTCCATCATGCACAACTGTAATATCAGGTACTCCGGCTTTAACACCTTCAGCTTTAAGTCTTCCTGCTTCACTTTTACTACGATTACCGCCATTAGGTACTGCCCAATAACAAACTTTACGAATGTCTAAATAATTACAGATGGCTTTTTGGACTTCATGTTCCTCGTTTTTCATCTTTAACTTTGTCCATAATCATAGTAAATTTAAGTTGGTCACATAACGCAATGATTTGGTCTTCAAGGTCTCCCTTTAATTGTTTGTCTTTAATCTTAGTTAACAATGCCATTAACGTATGAATTGTCTCTGCAACTTCTTCATTCGACATTACGTTGCAGATTTTCCTCTGCTCCTAAATAATTTGCTAGACCATAGATTGCCCAATGTAGTGTTGGTTTGTCTCCTTTTATGCGATGTGTTAGTCCACTCAATGAACAGCCTAGAAATTTAGCACACTCATGTTGTGTGATGCCTAATCTTTTAATCTCAGCAGGAATAGAATTGTAATATATTGTCTTCATAGTAATAATATATTGTAAAAGATTCTATTATATCAATTAAGATATTATGTGTTAGTTGGTTTAGCTTTTTTTTTCTAGATTGTATTTCGCTTTCAGCGAGTGACTTCGGTAAAGCTAAGGGATAAATCCCTTTTTAAGAGCAAGTGGCTTTTGCTTTTTAACTTATCCGGTAATTCCTGAGCTGATGTTTCGGAGCAAAGAAATCCCTAACCACTAAGAAAGCAGTTAGAGATTCTCATCCGTATAAGTCCTTCGCAGTATTTATCCGTATGCCTGAAACCATTACAACTAATCAGGTCAGAGTCATCGCTACCTTGTAATAGGTACTCAGCCTTCTGCACTCTGCGCTAGATTTTTTTATCGCTCCAAGGTGGTCACCAGTATAAAGCTTCTTATCTAACATCAATCAACAGCCTCTTGGAATACATAGCTAAATCTCTTTTTTTTGAAGGTGTGAGTGAAACTAAATAGTCAGACATATCACCTTTCGTATCCTGAAAGTTGCCAATATGTTGTAAGATGGTATAATAATCCTCAAACAGCAGGGGCAACTGCCAGTTTAGCAAGACCTCTAGAGCGTAAACTCTAGGGGTTTTGTGTTCTCTAAGAACTAGAAAACTCTAAACCAAGAACTGCGAATCATACTCTTTTTTTAAATCTATCTAAAACTTTTTTTAAAAAATAATTGTATTTAATTACACAGAACATATCGTATACAGTATAATGACCTTGTCATTGAGAGAAAAATGACACTTTTAACTAACAATATAGGAGATACAAATGTCAGACTCACTACTAAGACAAAACGAAAGACTAGCTGAAATATTGCTAAAAGAAATAACTCTTACAGTTACTACTAGAACTTCAGGAGTTATATCAGAATCAGAAATGATGGACAAATTGATACCACTAATAAACATGGCAAGGTCACTACCATCATCGATACAAGTAATAAATAAATAACTTTAACAGGGGAGGGCAACCTCCCCAACATTATAGGAGATACAAAATGAATACTGAAAAACAAAAAAAACTAGTAAAAGATTCTTACAGCAATTGGTCAGAGAATGAACACAGGTTAGGTTTTAAAGTAACTTATTCTGAATATGAAGCTACTGATTACGACAACTGGAAAGACTCAGATAACCCTGCTGATTGGAGTTATAAAGTTTACCAAGCTAAATTTCAACCTAAAGGATACTGGAGCAATGTGCTTACAGTTGAAATATCTAAAGAAGGTGTCAACTTTAGTAGGTCAAGTGGTGGTGATATTGGTGACATTGATGGCTTAGAGCAAATGTCGAATTTTAAAAAAGCTTTAGATGTTGCACAGCTATACGCTGTTTCTACAAAAAAGCAAATTGAAAAAGGGGAAAAATAATGAAAATTATTAAAAACACATCGTTGTTTCAAACTAAAAAACTCAACAGTTTGTTTTGCCATGTGCATAGTCAACTGGCTAAGGATGAAGGTAGATTGCCACATTGGAAATCACTAAAGATTCAAGTCATGGACAAAGTAAAAGGCAGACATGCTAGTGGTTGTGCTTATGTAGGCAAAGTTTATTCTAGAGGTGAGCCTGATATGTGGTGTTCATATAATGTGGAAACAACACTTGAACGCATGGCACAACTTTTTGCTCATGAGCTGATGCATTCTTATGGATACAGACATAGTCAATTTAGAAGTAAACCATTAGAGCCACATCACATTGAAGAAATCAACAAGAAGTTTAATAAGGATGATTTCTATAAATCAAACGTGACTAAGGTCAAAGCTCAACGTAAAAAACCTAAACGTAATTATTACAAAGCGTGTATGGATTTATCAGCTCGTTATTCATGGTTGCATTTTTATATAAAAAGTCCGGGTTATCAACATGACATGAACATTGAAGTTACTGATGAGCGATTAGACTTTGAACATTTCTATGACGATTGGTTAGCTTATACAGATGAAACTTGGACATGGTGTCAAGCTTACAATTTTGCTAATGTTTTAATCAAAGGCAACTTGCAAAAACATAAGACTGAAAATTACACAGTTGGAATGAACTCTGATTGGGAGGAGTAAACTAAATGGGGAAGAATATGAAAATAAACTTCCCCAAACATATCGCAGATGATATAATCACATTGTGATTGATTGAATCACATAACAAAATAGGAGGCAATATGCCACAAGTAGATAATGACAAAAAAGCAAGACTCGCACAGTTTGCATTTGGTCAAGGTAAGAAATTCACTAAGAGTGTTTTAGTAGGTTCTCGTGAGGTTCGTAGAAAACTAGCTAGACAAGCTAAGAAAAAAGCAGGAGGTAAATAATGGAAACTGCAAAAGAACTTAGAGCAGGTGACGAATGGCAATCGCAACACGAGGCAAATTTATATAAGGCTCTTTACGAATGTATGACTGAAGCTGACAACATTGTTATGGAGGTTGAGCATATCGTACACGACCTAGACCAAACATTAGATGTACAAAATACTTTAATCCTAGCTGAAGCTATTAATAAAGTAATTGAACTAAGATACTACACGTACATAGACCAATTCAATAGTGTAGCTTACGATTATGATTTTACTGATGACATCAAGATGGTGCTACAGGAACGTTTATCTTTTGAACTGGAGGTTAGATAATGAGTATTTCAGACTGGGTTTTAGATATGGAAGATAAAGGTGAGATTGAGCTAGTTGAGACAACTCATAATCATCATCTTGGTTGGGTACATACCGAGACTGGTAAATCAGTTTCAATAACTGAGCATGAATATGTACCTGTTAATAAGGAGCATGACGATGGCTGATATTAATGGCAATGTAGAAGTAACTGTCAAACAAAGACTTGAGACTATTCAGGAAATCTTAGATGTAATGCAGAACTTGAATGGTCGGAAAGGGAGGTCTAAATATGGTTTTGTAAATACAAGTGGACGTAGACAACTTAAACGTATTGGACAATTTTTAAACGAAATAGGAGAAGAATTATGAGTGCTAAGAAAAGCAATCAAAAAGAACGAGTGTTAGCTTACGTTAGGCTACATGGCAGTATAACTTCACTTGAGGCTATACAACATTATGGTATTACTAGACTAGCATCAACCATTGAACAAATGGCAAAGGCAGGTCACCAGTTTGACCACGAACATCAAGTCAAAGTACAAAACAGATTTGGTGAAGAATCACGTGTTACAAGATACCACTACAAAGGTATGAAATTTAAGGAGAGCAAGTAATGGATAAAATTAAAGATTTAAAAAACATACATGGTGCTGATTATGCAATGGTACATGAACGTGTAAAGGCATTTTGTAAGACTTACGATACTGGTCAGATACTTACAGAAATTGTTAAAGATGAGCAAGGTCATGTAATTTTTAAAGCTCACGCTGTAGTTGATGGTGTCATTAGGGGTACTGGACACGCACACGAGCTT